GTGGAGAATACGGGGAATGCTATATTTTCTGTGCTAGTGCTTTTAAAGCATGTGATTATAACATATACCTATCATCTACAGTTCCTGGTTATGGCGATTGTTGCCGACCGATTCTGGTCCTAGGATTTAGTGGCGTTTTCTTGGAGCCATCAGAACCATTCGTAAATGAATACTGGGCTCCAAATTACCCATGGTTTAACCCTGCTATATCAACCTGTGGCGGCTTTGGCGTTATGCGAATAATTGCGAACAGTTATTACGGTCCCGTTTACATTGGCTATTATAGTCGGGTTTATTTTTTGACTCCGTTTACTCAGTTTAATAATACAATTAGTACCGAAGCTAATATTTATATTCGACCAGACATAAATGAATACGGAACTGGAACATGTCAAACTTGTGGAGTGGAGGGCAAGCCCGATTGTTTGGCTTGGGATGAACTGCCTGAAAGTCCTCCAAATTGTCCAGAAGATTAGACTAAATAGGCATACTATGCCGCAACTTTGGCGTGATGCCAACACATGGAAGATCAAGAGCTGCAGGCAACCGAGACGGGGGCCGAACAGTCCCAAGTTACTGGTAGCACTAAAAATTATAGTGAAGACGAAGTTCAAAATCTGTTGAAGGCTTTGAAGTCTGAGCGCGAAGCACGTAAAACGCTTGAGCGCCAGCAAAAAGATTACGAAACGCAACTAAGCAAGTTTGCGCAAATCAATCCTGACGAATACCAGAAGCTGCAGGAGGAGGCTGCCGCTGCCGCTGCAGCAAAAGCCGCCGCCGACGAGCGCACGACACTTCTGGAAGAAAAGTACGGCTCACAAGCTGCTGAAGCCGCAAAACGTGCAGAAGAAGCTCAGAACCGACTGCTTGATTTTCAAAAGCGTTATCAACTTGAGAAGGTATTCGTTTCCGCAGGTGGGCGCACTGATTCTGCTGATGGCGTATCTTTCTTTGATATGCTTGTGAATCAAATCGGTACGCAGTTCCGTCTTGAAAAGGATGGCAGCATTACCGTAGTGGACGCAGCGGGAGATCCAGTGCTGGACAAGGAATCTGGCAAGCGCATTGCTCCCGAGGACTACATTTCTAGCTACAAGACCCACCCGATCTATGGCACCTTCTTCAAAGGCAGTAAAGGATCCGGTGCTGGCATTGGTTACGGTGGTACCGATGCGAACGGTGTGCCGGTCGAAGATTTGGATGGAATGAGTCGCGAAGAGCTGTTCCTGAAAGCATTTAGCTAGCTTTTAACTCAATTTAAACAAATGCCGGCCAAATGGCCGGTTTTTTGTTGTTCGTTTAGGTATAGACAGGAACCGTTGGCATACTAGGTAGACAACACCCGAAGCTAGTGGACGTGATGTCACGGGCAGGGTGTTCCGACGTTATGGCGTGATGCCAACGTAGTTTCACCTAGCTATTAGTTCACTTTCCACTAGAGAGAAATGGCTCTTACTCTTACGGAGGCTAAAAAGCACTCCATCAATCCTCAGGAACGTGCAATCGTTACTGAGCTTGCTGCAGGTCCTCTCCTGAGCGTTCTGCCCTTCCGCGAAATCCAAGGCAACGGCCTGTTCTGGAAGCGTGAAGAGTCCCTCGGCGACGTGGGTTTCCGTCAGTATAACGCTGGCTACACCGAGACCTATGCCGAGGTCAAGCAGCACTCTGAGAGCCTGAAGCTCTTCGGTGGCGACATCAAAGTTGATCGTGCCATCGTTGATCTGGAAGGCCCCGAGGCTCGCGCTTACCAGATTCAAGCTAAGACCCGCGCAATGCGCCTGTCTTGGGAAGCCCTGTTCATCAACGGCGACTCCAACGGCACCGCCGCTGAGTTCGACGGTCTGGCAGTACGCCTGCCCGCCGCTGACTACGCTACCAACTCCCAAGTGATCCGCAACGCTTCCAGCGCTGCCGCTCTGGATCTGGGTGCTCTGGACGAAGCCATCGATGCTGTGGATGCTCAGGGTGGCACCAAGTATCTGGTGATGTCCAAGTCTGCTCGTCGTCACCTGACCAAGGTCGCTCGTGCCTCGGCTCAGATCGACATCATGCGCAATGAGTTCGGCTACCAGCAAATGGTGTATGCCGGTCTGCCCGTGATCGAGCTGGATCGTGACCACCAGAACGCTGCTATCCTCGATGGCACCGTGACCGATCAGTCCATCTATGTGGTGACCTTCGGCAACGATCTGCTCACCGGCATTCAGAACGGTGGCGTGCAGGTGCGTGACCTTGGTGAAGCAACCGATTCGCCCACTCTGGTGACTCGTGTTGAGTGGTACTGCGGTCTGGCTCTGGTGAATGGCCGTGCTGCCGCTCGCCTGACCAACGTGAACGCAAACGCTTCTGTCTGATAGGCTGTAAGCGGAATGTTCAGGGGGCTCCTTCGGGAGCCCTTTTTAATTGGCATACTACTTTGAGTCGCGCCATCACTCTGCGGGGCGGGCTTATTCAACTACTGGAGCTTTAAAATGGCTGCACGTTCTACTGGGATGTTTCCCCGTGAAGGTTTTGACCTTGACGCAAACCTGGCCGTGACCACCACTGATGCCGACAAGGGCATCACCCTCAAGAACATTCGTACCATTCGTTGCATCCTGTTTGCAACCATCACTGGTAACGCTACCGTCACTTTCAATGTTGGCGGTCAGGATGTGGTGTTCACCGCAAATGATCTCGATCTGAATGGCGTTGGTATTGCCCACGTTCGCGGTGCTCTGTGTGACGCCGACAACCTGGTGAAGTACACCATCGCCGCTGGCACTGGTTCCGCTACTGTGAGCGGTGCATTCCTCGATGCAGTGGAAGGCCCCGGCGCCTGATAACAATCACGCTAATTGGAATCATAGGGGTGGCTACGGTCGCCCCTTTTTATTATGCATTTACCTCAGCGCCCTTGGTATTTTAAGAAAGACGAAGAAATCCGTGCTGCTAATTTTAGCGTAGAGGCACGGGATTACACGGCGCTGGGATATGTGCGTGTCAACAAGGATGGCAGCCCTTATGGTGCTGTTGCAAAGCCGCAAGTTGAACCGAAAAAGGAAGAGCCGGCGCTTGATGACATGACTCGCGCTGAATTGATTAAACTTGCTGGTGAGCTTGGCGTTAAGATCAAAAGCAACGCAAGCAAACTGGAAGTTCTTGAAGCTTGCGAGGAGGCGCTAAATGGATAATATTGAATATTACAATGGGCCGCGTTATATCGACGGTGTCAACTTGGACGTTGACATTGTTTCTGCTCATGCAAAAGTCCAATTCCGTAATATTTCCGATCCCGTAAGCGATGGTTCGCTGGGTAATTACGGTTATGCACCTGGACAAAAGAACTTGGACGGTAGCGACCTATAACGGTAACCTAGTTCATTGAGGGGAATGCTATGGCAATGTCTAAGGTTCTGGCGGCTCCCTTTCGCAAAAAGCAAAGCGAAGCCAAGCCCGTGAGTGAGTACGGCAAGAAGGCGAGCCCCAAGCGTTCCAAGGCTGCCAACGGTGCATCTGATCGTTATCGTCGGAGCAAGCGCAGTGGCCGCTAAAAGTCGCACGGCGAAGTTCTACGCCAGCAACCCCAAGGCAAAAGCTAAAAAGTACGCTTACGACAAGAAGCGTAATTCCAAGCCCGAGCAGAAAGATTACAGGGCAGAGCTTGCCCGTGAGCGTCGTGCCAGGGGCATGATGGGTAAAGGTGGTGACGACATCAGTCATACGAAGGACGGTGGTTTCAAAAAAGAATCGCCGTCGGCGAATCGCGCCCGCAATGGGCATGGCAAACAAAAGCGTTTGGCTCCTGGACGCGGCACTCGCAAATCCAAGTAGCTGGAAACCTAGACGGATAGGCGACTTGGCGTGATCTTATCTGCCGCTGATATTAGGGCTGCCCTTAGCGGAGATCCCGTCATTCGCTTGATTGCGAAGATTCAGGTTGTTGACGGCAAACCGCGTCTTGGTGCCGGCGATGGAATTATCATTTATATTAATCGTTATCCGACCGTAACGGAATTTGAAGCAAGTTGGAAAATATGGATTATTGATTTTGACAATGAACCAATTGATTTGGTTCTGGAGCAAATGGGCAAATTGCTGCCTCGTTTGCAAATTGTTTCAAAGGGACAGATTAACGAAATTTCTACGACGGAACTAAGAACTCCCGATACTCAGACAGAACCGCCAAAGTCAAAAGAAAGTAGTTCCGTTAGCATTCAAGCATTTGAACGTCGTTTCCAAGAATTAGTTGAATACGTACAAGACCGCATGCTATTGGTGGGGCCTGGTCGCCCTGGGCGTGACGGTAAAGATGGTATCAATGGTCAAAATGGCAGGGATGGTCGTGATATTCAGGCAACAGAGGTCCGTCTTGGTGAACTTCAAGATGTAGATGACTCAGAAGCAAAAGAGGGTCAATTCTTGATGTTTGATGGCGCCCAATGGGTTGCCAGATTTATTCCACAAGTATTTAAACATGCTAGCGGTGGTGGTGTTGCTGATGCTCCCAGCGATGGAAACTATTACGTTAGGCAAAACGGTCAATGGATCAATCTGAGTACTGCACTGCAAGATCTTGGCTTGGATGCTGGCAATGCAGATAGTTGATCACAGGAATACTACCATAGTTTTTAGGCGATAATGGCGGCCCCTGTCAACAGAGTTGCAATCCAGATTGCCAGGGGTACTTACAGTAATCTGGCGGCCAATATTGCCGAATTTGAAGAAGGAGAGTTGTTGTACGCAAAAGATGAGAATACTTTGTATATTATTGAGAATGGTTTAATGGTATCATTACTTGGTGGTACCGGTAATGATTACGGTGCTAGGATTCTTGCCGCTGATGGTGGTGATGCTGATACCGGCGCTGATGGCGGTCTGTATGTTCAGGATCTAGACGGTGGAACAGCGACCTAAGGAATACTAATTCAGGTTTTTTGGCAAGATGGCGCTCCCTACCAATCGAGTTAAACTCAGGATTGTACGGGGGACTTATGACAATATTGTTGCGAGCGTAGATGCACTGGTTGATGGTGAACTTTGCTATGCAAAGGATCTGAATCAACTATACATGTATGAAGATGGTGCGCTTACTGCTCTTGATTATTTAACCGATACTGGGGTTTCTACGCTGATCGGTAATGGCACGGGCACAAGTGCTCTTTACGATGAACTGACACAAACTTGGAGCATCAACCTAAGCAGTACTGGTGTTACTTCTGGCGCATATGGTTCAACAACTCAAATCCCCAGAATCAACGTAAATGCTCAGGGCCAAATTACTAGCGTCACTAATCAGAATATTGTAACTTATCTAAACGTTAGTGCCGACTCCGGCAATGATGAATCGATTTCACTTCCCACCGAAATTCTTGATATCGATGGCGGAAGTGGTATTGATACGGTCACCAAAACAAATGGTGTTACGATCAATCTGAATAGCGGATACGTTCTCGACTTGGTTGGTGTCACGGCAACATCGGAACCGATGGGCCATGCTGTACGTACCGACAGCACCGTTTCCTTTGATGAGGTTTCCAGGGAGTTCAGTATTGCACCAGTTTCTACTTCGTATGATGTTTGGTGTAAGGGCGTAAAATACACAAAAACCACTACTTCAACGGTAATACTTCCCGATACAACTGGTCTTTATTATATTTATTTTGATGCTTCTGGCGATCTTCAGTATCGTACGTCTTACTTTGACTGGGAGAATGATGTACCGACTGCATATGTTTACTGGAATGCGACTGATGGATCCGCTCCATATTTTGCTGATGAACGCCATGGCGTAACGCTTGACTGGGCTACCCATGAATACTTGCATCGTACCAGGGGTGCTGTAATTGCTAACGGCTTCTCGATTAGTAATTATACTATTGCTGGTGATGGCTCGCTTGATAGCCATGCTCAAATCGACTTGAGTGGCGGCACGTTTTTTGATGAAGATCTTGAAGTCACAATTACGCATTCAAATACTCCAACATCTAATACGTGGGAACAGGATCTGCAGGGACCTGCTCAGATTCCGGTTTTGTATTTGGATGGAACTGAATGGGTTCGCGATACCGCTACTGATTTCCCCCTGAAGCAAGG